TTGACCCGAATAATGCTAGAAAGCATGATGATAAAAACATCAAGGCAATCGCTGAAAGCTTGAAACAGTTCGGGCAAAGGAAGCCGATCTCCGTTTGGCGTAAAACTGTTATCGCTGGAAATGGAACTTTAGTGGCTGCTAGATCTATCGGATGGAAAGAAATCTTAGTGGCGGTTATTCCTGAAGATTGGGATGCCGAAAAGGTAAAGGCTTATGCACTTGCCGATAATAGAACCGCTGAACTTGCAACTTGGAATCAAGAAGTTCTATCAAGTCAGTTGGCAGAACTTGAAGAAGCGGGTTTTGATATTGAGCTTCTAGCATTTGAAGTTGAATCTGTTTCTCTGCCAGATAATCTTTTAGATGATTCGGATGAAGCAAGGCTAGATCAGAGAGCTTCTATAACTTGCCCTTCTTGTGCCTGTGAGTTTAGGAAGACCGCTTCAGGTTTTGAAATTGTTTGAAATAAAGTTAGTCAATCAACAGGCGGCACTTTACGCTGTGAAGAATTGGCATTACTCTAAGTCTTTACCTGCAAGCAAGCTGATTAGATATGGCGTATTTGAATCAGGTAACTTTATTGGGGTAATAATTTTTTCTAGGGGTGCTTCTCCACATCTTGGAAGTTTCTTGAATTTGGATCAAACTGAAATTTGTGAGCTAACTCGAATTGCTTTAGACAAACACATCACCCCAGTTTCTCAATTAGTGGCGGCTTGCCTGAAGATGCTGAAGCAGAATAGTCCAGGTCTTAGATGTATTGTTTCTTTCGCTGATCCAAAAGAAGGGCATAAGGGCGGAATCTATCAGGCGGGTAACTGGGTTTATACAGGTAAGAGCAATCCTGTCGTTGAATACTATATAGATGGAAGATGGATGCACACTAGAAACGCTTATCACCATCCGCAAAGACCTTTTGCCCCGAAGCGAACAATGCCAGGAAAGTTTAGATATCTTTATCCGTTAGATAAGAATTTGCGAAGAAAACTTGCTAAACTGTCTTTGCAATACCCAAATGCAGTTGAAGGCTTGAAGGTAAGCCACAGCAATTCCGTTGCTGAAGTGCAGGTTCGACCCCTGCCAACTGCTCTAGAAGATAACTAATGCCAGCGGGAAGACCAACTAAACCTGTTGAAGTAAAACGGAAATTAGGTAATCCGGGTAGAAGGGCTTTGCCTGATACTTCAACTATTCAACTTTTAGAACCTATTTCTAAAGTTCCAGAACCTGCTAGACCGCTTCTAAGATATGGGCGGGAGTTTTGGGATAAGGTTTGGATCTCTGGTCTAACTTGGATTAGCCCAAATACTGATTCAGAGCTTTTACTTATGACCTGCGAACTTATTGATGAACGCTGGAATCTTAGAATCAAGGTTATGCAAGATAACGATTGGCGGGAAAGAAGGGCGTTGCGGGAACTTGATTCAAGAATTATCAGCAATCTAAGCCTTCTAGGTTTCACCCCCGCAGATAGATCTAGACTTGGCGTTGCTGAAGTAAAAGCAATTTCTAAAATGGAAGCGTTGAAGCGAAGACAAGAAGCAAGGGCTAATGGAGAAAACAAATAGTTCATGGCCACCAGCTTGGCTAACTCCGACAGACCTTCAGCATGGTTCTAAAGGTGCGGATGCGATTGATTTTATAAACACTTTCGTAACTTTGACTAAGGATTCTATTGCAGGTAATGCGGGTGAATCTATCAGGCTTAGACCTTGGCAAGAACAGCTACTAACTGAAACTTTAGCTTTAGACGAAAATGGTTTGTTTGCTAAAAGGACAGCACTTTGGGGCAAAGCCAGGAAGAATGGAAAGTCTGCCCTAATGACCGGGTTGGGTTTGTGGTTTCTTTTCAATGGTGATGAAGGCGGTGAAGTTTATTCTTGTGCAGCTGAAAAAGAACAAGCCCGAATTACTTTTGGAGATGCCCGAAAAATTATTGATAGAGAACCTGAACTAGCTTCAATGTGTAATATCTATCGGGATGTTATTGAAGTTCCAGCAACTGGATCTGTTTGGCGTGTTCTATCTTCCGAGAGTTATTCCAAAGAAGGATTGAATGCTTCGGCAGTTATCTTTGACGAAGTTCATGCTCTCCAAGATCGCAAAATGTGGGATGTTATGCAACTTTCTATGGCTTCAAGAAGACAGCCCATGATGCTTGCAACCACTACTTGCGGAGTGAAGTCAGATTCAACAGGGCAAGATTCAACCGCATACCAGCTTTATCAATATGGGCAAAAAGTCGCTTCCGGGGAAATTTCCGATCCAAGTTTCTACATGGCCTGGTGGGAAGCCCCGCTTGATGCAGACCATAGGCAAGAATCAACTTGGATTGCCGCTAATCCAGGTTATGGAGATCTAAATTCTAGGGATGATTTTGCTTCAATGGTAAAGAGAACCCCGGAAGCAGAGTTCAGAACAAAGCGTTGTAATCAATGGGTAAGCTCACAAAATGCTTGGCTTCCAGCTGGTAGTTGGCAGACCCTAAGAATAGAAAAAGAAATCTCCCTTGATGATGAAATAATTTTAGGTGTTGATGGATCTTTCTCTGGAGATACAACCGCAATAGTTGGGGTTACTATTCCTAAAACTAAAGAAGAAAAGCCTTTTGTTTTTCTAGTCAAGGCATGGGAGAAGCAGCCAACAGATAATGCTGAATGGCGTGTAGATACTTTAGAAGTTGAAGAAACAATAAAAATGTTTTGCCAAAAATATAGGTATGTAAAAGAAATAGCTTTTGACCCTTTTAGATGGCAAAGATCTATGGCGGTGCTTCAAGATTTAGGGTTGCCAATCGTGGAGTTCCCTTCTACTAGCCCCCGCAGAATGATTCCAGCGTGCCAAAAAGTCTTTGATGCTGTTACTGAATCAACTTTGACCCATGACGGAAACCCGCTTCTTGCAAGACATTTAGATAACTGCATGTTGAAGATTGATGCTATGGGTGCAAGGATTGTGAAGGAATCTCGTAATAGTGCGAGAAAGATAGATGCGGCTGTCGCTTTTGTTATCGCATATGATAGAGCAAGCACTAAACTAGAATCGGATCCAATTCCAGAATTTTTCGTATTCTAAGGATGAATTTGTTAGCGACAATTTTGCAAGCTTCAGGTATCGCAGTTATTTCTGTCGGAGTTTCACTTATCTTTCTACCCGCTGGTTTAGTAGTCGCTGGTTTAGGGGTTCTATTATTCGGTTTAGCTTTAGATAAGGGCGGTAAATAATGCTTAGAAATCTTTCTGGCGAATCTAGAGCAGTAAGCTTTCAATCAATTTGGGGTGCGGGAGATATAACTTCTTATGAAACTCAATCTGCCGCCTATGTTGATTACAACACTTCCCTACAAGTAAATGCTATTTGGGCTTGTGTATCTCTAATTTCAGATACTATTTCCGCTTTGCCTGTAGATACTTTGATCCGTAAAGATGGAATCGCTGTTCCTTATAGACCTAGACCAGCATGGGTTATCAAACCTGATGTAATGATTCCTTCAGTTGCTTTCTGGCAGCAGACTTTGATTAGCCTTCTTACTGATGGAAACGCTTTTGTGAGAATCTTTAGAGATAGCAAGGGTGAAATTCTAAACATGATGGTATTGAATCCTTTAGCGGTAACAGTTACCAGAAATTCTTTAGGGCAAAAACTTTTCACTTATACAGGTGAAGCAAATAAGACTTTGACTACAGAAGATGTTTTACATATCTGCGGTTCAATCCTTATTGCTGGAGAACTTAGAGCTAGATCTCCGATAGATACCCTAAAAGAAAATATTGGTTTAGCGATTTCTCTAGAAGGTTTCGCTGCCCGCTTCTTTGGTCAAGGCACACTAACTCAAGGAGTTATAGAAGTTCCAGGCAGCCTTACCGCTGAACAGGCAGAGAACCTTGCAAGAAGTTTCGACAGACAGCATAAAAGTTTCCGTAAAGCACATAAGACAGGAATTCTTTCTGGCGGTGCAAGCTTCAAGCCAACAACTATTGCTAACGATCAAGCCCAAATGCTAGATTCTCGCAGACTTGCTGTAGAAGATATTGCTAGAGCTTACCGAGTTCCGACAGACATGATTGGTCTAAATAATGGCGGGCAGAGTTATAACAGCATTGAGCAGAAGCAGATAGCATTTTTGACTCATACACTAAGACCCTGGCTGGCGAAACTTGAAGATGCTTTCTCAAGTCTTCTACCTGATTTTGCTTTCTTAGCTTTCAATACTGATGATCTTCTTCGTGGAGATTATGCAACCCGAATTGAAGGTTATTCTAAGATGCTTCAGAATGGCGTGTTCTCTGTGAATGAAGTTCGCAGAAAAGAAAACATGGAAGGCATTGAAGGCGGAGATGTTCTTCGAGTTCCATTAGCGAATGTGAATATCAATGCTGCTTCTCTAACTGAAGAAGAAACTAAGGTAGATATGGCACAGAAACTTATCGCATTAGGTTTTGTTCCTGAAGATGTCCTAAAAGTTCTTGGGCTTCCTAAGATTGGTCATACAGGTTTGCCTTCAGTTCAACTTCAAAATCCTACAACTGTTCCAGATGGCAGTTACGAAACAGGCGAATAGTGCCTTATTTTGTGAAGAAAAGCCCTGAAGGTTGGGAAACTGTGAAAGATGATGGCGTTGTTTTAGGGAAACATAAAACTAAACAACAGGCTATAGATCAGATGGTTGCAATAAGTCTTTCTGAAGGAATCGCTGTAGGGGGAGAGTTGAAGCGGGCAGTTGGTTCGGGAACTTATTCTCCACCTGAAGGAGTTTCTGTAGCAGCTAAAAGGGCTTTGAAATGGATTGAAGAAGGTTACGCTGGATCAGGTTTTACTTCTGTTGGTAGAAGAAGGGCAACTCAACTTGCTTCAGGTCAAGATGTTTCTGCTGATGTAGTGAATCGCATGATCAGTTATTTCGCCAGGCACCAGGTAGATAAGAAGGCTACAGGTTTTAGTTCAGGTGAAGAAGGTTTTCCTTCGGCTGGTAGAGTGGCGTGGGATGCATGGGGCGGAGATGCAGGGCAATCTTGGGTAAATAACTTACCTAGTGAATCTTCAGTTAGAGCTTTACCTAATCAAATTGGCATTAGCGATCTAGATGAAACTTTATCCCTTTATGGTGAATTGAATGAACCTGTTTATTCTTTTATCAAATCCCAGAATATAAATTTAGTTGTTGTTACTGGTAGGCATGAATCAAATCGCATGGCTACTATGGATTTGTTAGATAAACTTGGGGTAGATTATTCAGAATTGATTATGCAACCAGATAATCAGAATAAAAGTTCTACTTATAAAGGTGATGTAGCTTCGAAGTTACTAGCAGAAGGTTTGGATGTGGTTTTTGTGATTGAAAATAATGCTGAAGCTAGACAGGCTTATAAAGATGCTGGCGTTGAAAAAGTTTATTCACCAGATAATTTACCTTCTACAGATGGAGTAAGACAGTTGGAAGATATGCAAGAAGAAGATATGCCTATGAACAAGGAAATGCTTATGGCAGAACTTGAAGACTTGAAGGGGGATGTTCTTGAACTTGTAGGCAAACTTGTTGAAACTGTTTCTAATCTTTCCGATCTAGTTGAAAATTCTGATACTACTGTTCAACCTGAAGTTATTTCTGAAGATGTAATAGTTGAAGAAGATTCAGTTAGATTTGTTGAACCTGAAACTGTAGCCGAATTTGCGAAGCGTGGCGAAAGAGTTGCTAAGGGTATTGAGAGAAGACAAATCATTAGAGATCTAGAAATTAGATCTGAAGGGGATGGCATGACCCTTCGTGGATATGCTGCTATCTTCAATTCTCCTTCTCAACCGCTTCCCTTTACTGAAACTATTAAACCAGGTGCGTTTAGAGATTCTCTAAAGTCTAGAAACGATATCAAGCTTCTTTGGAACCATGAAACAGGAACTGTTCTAGGAAGCACTAGGGCGGGAACTTTACGAGTAACTGAAGATGCTGTAGGTCTTCTAATTGAAGCTAATCTGCCAGATACTCAAGCGGGTAGAGATGCGGCTACACTTATCAAGCGTGGAGATGTAAATGCCTTCAGTTTTGGTTTCAGAGTTGCCCAAGGTGGCGATACTTGGACTTCAGCGGATCAGCGAGTTCTAAAGCGTGTAAATATTCACGAAGTTTCAGTTGTTTCATGGCCAGCATATACAGCCACAGAAGGAACTGCTACCATTAGATCTATGACCGATTTATCAGAAAAGATTCTAAAGCTTGCAGAGATTAGGGGCGTTAGTGCTGAAGAATTGACTTCCGCCCTTCTAGCCCTAGAATCAGGGGAAGAATTGACCGAAAGACAGGGCGAATTGCTTACAGAAACCTTGAATAAGGTTCTTCAGAAAGATCCTGAAGTAACTAACCCGCAAGCCTTACTAGATCTAAAGAAGAAACAGCTAGATTTATTGATGCAAAGGGTATAAACTGATTTAGCGGTTGGTTGTGTTTCCTGATCGCAATAAAAAAGAAGCTAATTTCTTTCCCCCTGATTTGTCCCAGGGGGTTTTCTTTTGGCGTGTATCTTTATGGTGTATAAACTAGATTCGTCAGCGTGTTTATCCCTGATCCGATTATGTGAGTTTATCTCTGAATCAAAATCCAATAAAAATTATGTTCTTGAAAGGAACAAACCTAATGAGTGAATTTATCGCTAAACAGGTTGATGCTAAGGCTAAGGCGTGGCACGAAGCTAAGGAACTGATTGATTCAGTTGAAGCTCGTGGCGGCGTTTGGTCTGGTGAAGATGAAGCAAAATATGCTGAACTTACCGCAGACATCAACAAAAGAAATGAACTAATTGAGCTAGAGCAGCGTGAAGCTAAGACTAGCGAAGCAATGCAGAAGGCAGCAGTAGATTTTGCTGGTGCAACTGTTTCTGATTCTGAATCAGACATTCTTCGCAAGATGGTTATGGGTGAGATTCGTGGTCATGAGTTCCGTGCTATCACCGGGTCTTCAACTGGCGCACCTGTTCCAACAAGTTTTTACAACGAGATCGTAAAGGTTGCAAGACTTGTAAATCCACTTCTTGAGTATGCAACTGTTGTAAATACAACTTCAGGTGAGAACCTACAGATTCCATCTCAATCAACATTCTCAACAGCAACTATTGTTGGCCAGGGTGTAAGCGTGGGAACTTCAGAACCTGCGTTCAATGCCTTCACCACCCTGGGTGCTTACAAGTTCTCTGCACTAGCACAACTTTCAAGAGAACTTATCTTGGATGCTGGCGTAGATATTGTTGGATTCTTGGCAGAACAGTTTGGTAATGCGTTTGGTTTCGCAATTGGCGACAAGCTAGTAAATGGAACTGGAACAGTAGAGCCTACAGGTTTCTTGCCTGTTGCTGGAACTGGTGTAACAGGTTCAACTGGTGTATCTGGTGCTTTCACCGCAGATAATGTTATTGACCTTATCTACAGCCTAGATGGATCACTTCGTAACCGCCCAACTTTCGCAATGCTAGCAAACAGCACTTCTATTGCTGCACTTCGTAAGCTGAAAGATACTGCTGGAAACTATGTGTTCCAGGTTGGCGATTCAAAAGACCGCAGAGATCTAGTTCTTGGTGTTCCAGTAATTGAAACTCCAGCAATGCCATCACCTGCTATTGGTGCAAACTCTCTAGCAGTTGGAGACATGAAGTCGCTTTATGTTCGCAACGCTGGTGGGCTTCAGGTAGATCGTTCAGACGATTTCGCCTTTGGTAATGACCTTGCAACCTGGCGTGCAACTTGGAGAATTGATGGTGCTTTGATCCAGAAGGCAAACATCAAGAAGTTCAAGGGTGGCGCAAGCTAAACCTTAGCTCTAAAGGATTCGCCCCTTATTTCTGGTTCATAGCAGATTTAGGGGGCGTTTTCCATTAGGCTGGAGTTATGACTAAATCATGTATTTCTTGGTATTCAAATTCGCTAAATCAACCTACAGGCTACGGAACACAATCTAAGCAAGTTATTTCTAGACTTGTAAAAGATGGTCATAAAGTAGCTATGCTTTCAAACTATGGCGGTGAAGGTGTAAATAGTTTGATTGAAACAGGTTCAGGACTTATCCCGCATTACTCTAGGGGCATGAATCAGTATTCAACTGATGTTCTTCCTTTGAATTATCAGCATTGGAGTTCAGAAAATAAAGGACTTCCAAGCTTTCTAATAACTCTCTATGATGTTTGGGTTCTAGATAACCCTGCTCTAGATTCAATCCCTATTGCTTCTTGGGTTCCAATAGATCACAGCCCTGCACCTGAAAAGGTTTTAGCGTGGCTAAAGAAACCTAATGTAACCCCTATAGCCATGTCTAAATTCGGTAAAGAAATGATTGAAAAGGCGGGGCTTGAATCTGAATATATTCCACACGCTATAGATACAAATCTTTTCAAGCCTACAGAGAATCTTCCTGAAGGTATCTCTGGGCGTGAATTTGTTGGCGGGGAAGATAACTTTGTTGTAGGCATGAACTTTGCTAATAAAGCGGGTGGCTTTATTCATAGAAAAGCGGTTGCAGAGAATCTTCTTGCATTCGCAATATTCGCAAGTAAGCATGATGATGTTGTTCTTTATCTTCATACTGAACCATTTGGAAAGCAATCAGGATTTGTTTTACCTAACATTCTTCAAGCTTGCGGAGTTCCAGCAGATAAGGTGAAGTTTGTAGATCCAATCGCATACAGTTATGGAATTTCTCAAGAAACTTTGGCAGCGATTTATTCTGCTTGGGATGTAGGTTTGTTCTGCAACTATGGCGAAGGCTTTGGAATTCCCCAGATAGAAGCCCAATCCTGCGGTGTGCCCATTATCACTTCAAACTTTGCCGCTTCAGCTGAACTTGCTTCACCTGATTCTTTTCTAGTCAATGGGCAACCATTCTGGGATGCGGGGCAACATACTTGGTTCAATATTCCTTTAGTTTCTGGAATTGTTGAAGCTTTAGAACAGGCTTATCAGCGTGGAAGAAAAGACTTCCCCGATACGCTTGCTTTTGCAAAGAATTATGATGCCGATAAGGTTTATAAAGAATCTTGGAAACCTTTGATTGCAAAGCTTTCTTCTAAATGATTCCTGTTCTTGGATTTCTAACTTATTCAAGATTTGATTTAGCGGATCGCTTGCTTGCAAGTATTGATTACCCTATAGAAAATCTTGTGATTATAGATAATTCGGGTAAGCGTGAATATCAACCTGTGAAACCTGATCAGGTAAAGAATCTTTGGTTTATTCAAGTTCCGCATGGCTTAGGTTATGGCGGGGGCTTGAATCTGATTGTGAAGGTTACGCCCTTTGCACCTTACTGGGTTCTATTGAATGATGATTCAGTTCTTTCCCCCGGTGCTTTAGAGAAGATTTCTGAAAAGGTTGATACTGAAGCAATCAACTTTCTTAGTATCTTTCCGAAATGGTCTGGCTTTGTTTTAGGTGAAGGGGCTGTAGCTAAAGCGGGCTTGTTTGATGAAAGATTTCATCCGATCTATTTTGAAGATAACGATTATGAAAGAAGACTTATGGCGGCTGGAGTAAAAGCAAACTTTATTCACGCTGCTCTGCATCACGATAATTCAAGCACTTTGAATTCAGGATTTGAATTAGAGAATAATAAGACTTTTCAAACTAATTCTGCCCTTTATAGTAAGAAGGTTGCTGAAGATGATTTCTCTCAAGGTCAATGGGATTTAGGTATTAGAAGGGCTAATGCTTGGGATCGGTAGTTTATACAGGTGGAACATTTGACTTATTCCATGCGGGTCATGTTCAATTCTTGAAAGCTTGCAGAAAGATTGCAGGAGATTCTGGGCAAGTAGTAGTTGCCCTAAATACTGATGAATTTATCGAAACTTATAAAGGTCAAGCCCCAATAATGTCTTATGAAGAAAGAAAAACTATTCTTCTTTCCTGTAAGTATGTTGATTCTGTTGTTCCTAATATTGCGGGGGCAGATTCTAAACCTACTATTCTTCAAGTTCATCCCGATTTTATTGTTATAGGTGATGATTGGGCTAGAAAAGATTATTATGCTCAAATGCAATTCACACAGAAATGGCTTGATGCTAGTTTGATTCAGCTTGTTTATGTTCCTTACACTAAAGGGATTTCAACTACTGAACTAAAAAAGCGGATAATGCCTAACCCTATAAACTAGATAAGACTTTAGGAGTTTTATTTTGGCTATTACTAACGGATATTGCACCCTTGCAGATGTGAAAGCTGCCCTAAGAATTAGCGACACAGTTGATGATCTACTTATAGAAAACAGCATAAATGCGGCTTCTAGGATGATTGACCAGTATTGCAACCGCTTCTTCTATTCAGGTTCTGCGGGTGAAGTTCGCTATTTCAAAGCTAATGATGGCTTCACTTGTTGGATTGATGATGCCCAAAGCGTTTCCCTTGTTGAAACTTCGGCTACTGATCCAGTTATTTACGATACAACTTGGAGTGTAGATGATTATCAGCTTCTACCAAATAACAGGGTATCTAATGGCGGTTATTATCCGATAACTTCTATTATCGCAACAGATAATCTTCTATTTCCTGTTTGGGCAGATATCGCTTTAGTGAAGGTTACAGGACAGTTTGGTTGGAGTAGCGTTCCAGATTCAATCAAGTTTGCAACTATTATTCAGGCTTCAAGATTGTTCAAGCGTTTAGAATCTCCGTTAGGTGTCGCAGGTGTATCAGATATCGGAATTATGCGTGTAGGTTCAAATATTGATGGAGATGTAGCTCAACTAATCAACCCATTCAGACTTCTTAGAACTGGTGCATAATGGCTATAAGCGATCTTAGAAAAGGTTTAGCAAATAACCTGAAAAAGATTACTGGGCTTCGTGTAGTTGAAACTTTGCCTGATGTAGTCAATCCGCCTATGGCAATGATTGGTTTGAGTAAGGTTGCCTATAATCAGCAGAATCAAAGAAGTATGGCGGAATATACTTTCAAGATCACAGTTGTTTTAGGGCGTGTAAGCGAGAGAACAGCACAACAGGCTTTAGATGTTTTAGTAGCCCCAGGTTCAGGTTCTATAAAAGAAGCGGTTGAATCTGATCGCACTTTAGGCGGTTTCGCTTATGAAGTTTTTATCCCTGAACTTAGTGCTTATGGGGCTATTACTGTGAATGGCATAGACTATTTGAGTGCCGAGTTTTCGGTGCAAGTTTTCGCAAGATAAAGGAAAATAAATGGCGATTTTTGTTGCAACAGATTTTAGCGTTTCAATCAATGGATCTACTGCTCTAGCTTCTTACCTAACTCAAGTTGAGTTGAAGGCAACAGCAAATGATGTAACTACAACTGCTTTCGGTAGCTCATGGGTTACTAGAGTTGCGGGGCTAAAAGAAGGTTCTCTTACACTTCAGTTCAATCAGGATTATGCAACTTCAACTGTTGATGCTACTTTGTGGCCACTTCTTGGAACTAATGCAACTGTGGTTATCAAGCCTACTTCTACAGCGGTTTCAGCAAACAACCCGGCATATACAGCGGTTTGTGTTGTAAATGACCTAACCCCTGTTTCTGGAAATATTGGCGACCTGGCTACTTTCAGCGTTACCTGGCCAACGACTTCAGCGATTTCTAGAGCAACCGCATAAATTAGGCTAGACTAGCTTCATGCAAAGAATAGATATCAAAATCAAAATGTATGAAGGCGAAGCCTACAATATCCAAACTGCCGCTACTGATCTAATCAAATGGGAATCCTATTTTGATTTGAGCATAGATAAGCTTGAGAAACTAACTCACCTTTATTATTTAGCGTGGCTTGCTTCTAAAAGACTTGCTAAGACTTCTTTAGAGTTTGAAGTTTGGGTGGATCAAGTTGAAGATGTGGCGGTTGAAGACCCAAAAGGCTAAATGCTTTAGGGCTTGATTCTTCGCATTGGTTTATAGCTAATCTAGCGGTTGCGACAGGGATTGCTCCATCAGTTTTGTTGAAAGAATCTGATCGGATGCTAAATACCATGTATTACGCTATACAGTCGCAGAATGGAAATCATGGCTAACTCCAATATTGTTTATGATGCTAAGGATCTTTTCAATCAGCTAAAAACTATTGAACCAAAGCTGAAAAAAGAAATGCTTTCTGAAGCAAGAAAGATTGCTAAAACCCCGCAGGATCTAATAAAAAATGCCATCCCTGATGTAGCCCCTTTATCTGGTATGAGTATTGAGAAGAATCCTTCTGGTAGAACTGCTTGGGGTGCGGTCAAGCCCGCAGATAAAGTAAATTTTTCAACTAGAACAACAGGTTCTAAAAAGTATGCGGTTACTTCCCTTTTCAGATTGATTGTTGCTTCACCTATGACCGCAATCGCAGATATCGCTGGTAAAGGTTCGGGAGTTCCAAGAAGCTTAGTTACTAAGCCTTATGCCTATAAAGGTGGAACTAGAACTCATAAGGTAAATGGTCAAGGTGAAAGCATGATTAGGGTTCTTCGAGAAAGAAGAAAATCTAACTTTGTTTATCCCGCTGTTCAAAACAGTTTGCCGAGTGTTGAAGCAGAACTAAAATTAGTTGTAGAGAAGTTCGCTAGAAAGATCAACAGGAAGACTAACTAAATGTCCGTAATCATAAAACTTTTATCTAAGTTTGATAATTCTGGTATCAAGAAAGCTCAATCAGGTTTCAGCGGACTAGGTAAAACTCTAGGGGCAATTGGTATCGGATTCGGTATCAAACAGATTACAGATGGATTACTTGATGCGGCTAAGGCTGCTGCTGCTGATGCTAAATCAACAAAACTTCTAAACATACAGTTGCAGCGTAATGCTGGTGCTACAGCTGAAAGTTTGAAAGAAAATGATCGTTTCATAGAATCCTTATCTCTCCAAACTGGAATCATGGATGATGATCTTAGACCTGCAATGGCGAGATTTGGAAATGTTACAGGTAATGTAAAAGATGCTCAAAAGCTTCTAAAAATTACTTTAGATGCTGCCGCTGGTTCAGGGCGTAGTCAAGAAAAAATCTCTAAGGCTGTTAGTCAAGCTTATGCGGGTAATACTAAAAGCTTGCAAAGAATGTTTCCTGAACTTAGAAAGTCTAAAGATGTTTTAGGTGATTTCGCTAAAACTTATGAAGGGTTAGCTGAAGCTAATGCAGATCCTTTTATGAAGTTCAATAACAGCATGGATATTCTGAAAGAAAAATTAGGCGTAATTGTTTTACCTTTGATTATTGATGCTATAGATCAAATGAATAAACCTGGTGGCTTGATTGAAACTGTAGGTAAATTCTTTGAAGATGTTGCTAATCCTAAAACTGATGTAGGTAAAACTTTTATTGAAATCAAAAATGCTGTAGGTGAAGTAATAAAGGGAGTTGGCGAATTCTTTGCTTTCTTCGGTGATGGTAACGCTGTAACAGGTTTCAAGAATATTGCAACAAGTTTGATTCAAGCTTTACCCGCTTTGATTGCCTTGAAGGGTATTATGCTTCTTGCTTCAGGTGGCAAGGCTATTGCTTCGCTTGTAAATGCTATTCAACTTATTAGGGGTGGCACTCCTACAGGTGGAGTTCCCCCTGTTGCTGGTTTGGCAACTAATCCTGTTGTTATTACTGCTGCCGCTTCTCAAGCCGCTACTTATGCCGCCGCTTCAGCAGCTCAAGACATAACAAATAAAGAAGCCGCTAAAAAAGGTTTGAGATTCAATGTCGTTGCTTCAACTTTTTCTGGAACTATGGCTTTACCTTCTTCAACAAATGGGAAGCCTTGGTGGGAAAACATGAAAGCCCCTGTAACGAATATAACAATAAATAATACTGCTGTTGATCCTAAAGCTTCTGTAGATGCTTTGGCTAGATATCTAAAAACGAATGGTAGTTTGCCTTTTACTGGTAAAGCTGGTAGATAATGGCTTTACCTAGTTACCTGATTGAACTTCAATTTGGTTCAAGCTCATATATTGATATAAGCCAGTATGCTCAAAATATTTCTATCTCTAAGGGTATTTCTAGATCTTTAGATGATTATCCCGCAGGAAGTATTTCTATAACTTTTGTAAATAATTCTAGAATCTTTGACCCGCTAAACACTTCTTCTCCCCTTTGGTATGGGGCTGGCGGTTATACGCTAGTTCAACCCGCAGGAAGACTTCGTGTAAGTTCTAACGGAATCAGAAAATTTACTGGCTTTGTTGAAGATTGGAATTTTAGTTATGACGAATCAGGTTTAGATGGCAAAGCTACAGTAACCGCTTTAGATGAAATCTATCGAGTAAGCAATGCTGTCTTTACTGGTGGAACTGCTTTCCAAGTTGAAGCTACTTCAGATCGCATAAAAACTGTTATGAACTACAACGGATTTAGTGCAGGAGAATATGCGGGAGTTCGTGGCGGGCATACTTTACTTGGTTACGATATAAATGATTCTGGAGAAAATGTTTTAGCTTACCTTCAAAATGTTGCTAGATCTGAACCAGCAGATTTTTATAGCGATTCTTCAGCGGTAATGCAACTCAAGGATAGAAGCTTCACAAACTATAACTGGGTGAATACTTATAGACAGAATCTAATCAAATATCCTAATGAACTTTCACAAGATACGACTACTATAAGCCTTGCTGGTGGAACTGGTTTAGGTGATGGATGGGTTTATGGTTGGCAACCTGGAACTGCCGCACCTTTTTATGCTGGTGGAACAGTAAATACTGCTCAAGTAACTTTAGCTACAAGAGATTTTTGGTATCAAGAAGTAGATCAACAAAAAATAAATCCTTCAGGAACAGCAACTAAATATGTTTTTTCAGGATGGTTTAGGGGTCAGGGCTTAACTGGTGCAGGTATTTCAGGCAGTTTGACTTTGCTTGATTCAAAAGCAAATCCTTTATCTGGTGCGGCTTCAATGGTCGCTTCAGCGGCTACAGGTAACGATTGGACACAAATGCAGGGAACAGCAAACTATTCTGGAACTGCTGTTGTATCAGGTTTCTATGTAAGCGTTTCAGCACCAGGAACTGCTACTGCATATAACTTTATTGCTAATGGCTGGCAAGTTGAACAAGGCACAGTAATACCAAATTATTTTGATGGGGCTTACAATCCTTTTACTTCTTCAGCTTCAACCGCATACGAGATTGCTTGGGCTGGAATACCTTATGCAAGTCAATCAGGGTTACTAACTAGCGTTGCTTCAGCGATTGCCGCCCCTTCTCTAGTTACTTTTGCTGATCTAAATAGTCAAGGAACAGCTTATGGTAATGGCACAGGTATTGCTTTTACTGATTTAGGAATAACTTATGGATCAGAACAGTTATATAACAAGGTTCAAGTTGTAGGTATAAATGCTACAGCGATTGTTGAAGATTCTGCTAGCCAGCTTCTTTATGGTTTGCGGGGCTATAGTCAGACAGATAATCTAACTACTTCTACAACTAAGCCCGCAGAAATAGCTACAACTTTGCGGGGAGAGTATCGCCTTCCAGAGTATCGGGCAAGCGATATTACTGTTACTTTGAATTCTTTATCTTCAGCAGATCAAAATCGAGTTATAGCTTTAGATTTGCGAGATGTTGTTCGTGTCTGTTTTCAACCTTCAGCAAGCGGTTCTATCGTAGATAAGTATTATCAGATTCTAGCGATTTCGGCTAACGCTGATCCTGAAAGAGATGAAATAACCTTTAGCCTTGCTTCTCTAGATAATCTTTCTTTTAGACTTGATTCGCCTTTTCTTGGTGTTCTTGATACAGATACTTTAGGTTAAGTAAAATAGGTTTTTAGGAGAAAAAATGTCTGCAACTAAAATTTGGTCTATCGGTGAAGTTCTTACTGCCAGCGATCTAAACGGAAACTTCAGTAAGCTTCCTTATGCTTCAGCGGCTTTTACATATAATCAGGTTGCTACTTTAGCCCCCGGTGTAACAACTACTTTTGCGGTAGCGTTTCCAGCTTCAAGATTCAATGTTGCCCCAATCGTAACTATAAGCACTTCTTCACCTTGGCTAACTGGATATGTTTCTGCTAATACTTCGGGAACTGTAACTGTCGGTTTAGCAAATAATGCGGGTGCAAGCTCTAGCACAGCGAATACTACTGTTACAGGTTTTGCTGTTCAAATGACTTCAGGCACAGCAGCGGGATAAGGGGAAGAAATGATTACTTGTAAAACTGTTGATTGCCTTATGGGTGATGAAAAGCATTATCCACATCCTGAAGGTATTCCTGTTATTTGTTGTTTCTGTGGTCAGGAAATGACCGCTGATGCATGAGCAACCGAAACCAACTAATCAAACTCTGCTTCTTCAGATTGTTCGAGATATTGAGATACTGAAAGCAAATTCAATTCAGATTCTAGATGCTTCTAGAGATCATGAAAATAGGATTAGAGAGCTTGAAAAGCAAATCAATCGTAACGCTTGGATGCCAGCGTTGATTACAGCAGTTATAACTTCAATACTTATTTTGGCTGTTACTAAAGGAATGGGATTCTAAATGATTACTCCAGGAACATACGATATTACTTGCTATCAGGGTGCAGATTACGATAAAACTTTTACTGTAACTCAAGATGGAACAGCTATAAATTGGTCTGGATATACTTCTAGGATGCAGGTCAGAAACTCTACTGATGCGACAGCAACGCTTCTTTCTCTAACTAATGGTTCAGGAATCACTTTAGGGGGAACTGCTGGAACAATTTTGGTTGAGATAACTAACGCCCAAAGTGCCGCTATCCCTTCAGGGTCTTACGCTTATGATCTTGAACTTATTTCTAGCGGTGATGAAGTAACCCGCTTGCTTCAGGGTGCTTTCAATCTTGTAGGAAATGTAACTAGATGAGTGATGTAATCGTTTCAACTAATGACCCGATTACATCTGTTACAACTACAGATAATCTGGTTGAAATTGCTATAACCAATAATCCAGTAGAAGTTTCAGCTTCAACTGCTGGGGTTCAGGGTGCAAGCTATAACTTTGGCGATCCGATTTATGTTACTGTTCGCAATGCAACAGGTTCAACACTTGCTAAGGGAACTATTGTTTATATTTCTGGTTCTAATGGGAATCATGTTCAAGTTACCCCTGCTATTGCTACTAGTGATGCTACTTCTGCAAGAACTTTGGGTTGGTTGGCTGAAGATATTGCTAATAACGCTTCTGGGCTTTGCCAGGTTGAAGGTTATCTTGAAGGTTTAAATACACAGGATTTAACTTCAGGGACACAACTTTATTTAAGTGGAACTGTTGCAGGTTCGTATCAGGTTACTAAGCCACAAGCCCCAATCCATCTTGTTTATGTTGGTGTTGTAACAAAGGTTTCTGCGGGTGATGGGCATGTTTTTGTTAAGGTTCAGAATGGTTATGAACTTGATGAACTTCATGATGTTCAAATTATTGGCAAAGCTGATGGCGATATTCTTGAATACGATTCTGCAACTGACCTTTGGAAGAATAGAACACTCACCCAAGCAAACATAGCTAGGCTTGCAGGCGGAAATAGTTTTACTGAAGCCCAAATCATAACTAATACTTCAACAACTGCTATCCCGCTAACTTTAAAAGCTATTGCTAGCCAAACTTCAGATATGTTTCAGCTACAAAATAGCGGTGGAGCGGCTTCTTTTGGTGTAAGTTCTGGCTGGTCTATTTATACTGTTGGCCAAGGGCGTTTTGGTGGCAACACAAATCTATCTGCTCAATTAAATGTTATTTCTACTGCATCTACTAATAAGGGTTTAGTTGTGCGTGGTGCGGCTTCTCAATCAGGCGATCTATTACAGGTGCAGGATTCAGCTTCATTTGTAAATGCGAAAATAGATTCTTCAGGTATGGCTACATTTCTTAGGGCTAACTTGCGTGGTGCAGTATATGGTTCTGGTGCATATTTTGGTGCATTGAATTTATTGCAAGAATCTGGTGGTAACGGTGCAGTATTTCAAGGTAGAGATGCACAAACAGTAGATCTATTTAGAATGCGTATGGGTGTTGGAACTGTTGCGGATAGTTATGTTATACAAAACTCTGGTGGAACTACAATGGGTGGTAGAAATGCTAATGCTCAAATCTATTCTGGTTCAACTGCCCCGCTTCAAACTGCTGTTGGTTCGGGTGTAACTGCTACAACAGGCACAGGAACAACTGCAACTATTACAACACAGTTCAACCATAATCTTTCTGTTGGTGAAAGAATTACTGTTGCTGGTGTAAATCCTTCAGGATATAACGGAACTTTTATTGTTACTGCTGTTCCATCTACAACACAGTTATCTTATGCAAATGCAACAACTGCGGCTTGGGTTAGCGGTGGAACTGTTTCTGTTGATAATCAAGCAAGCATAACTTTGCGATCACCTGGAACAACAGGTTTAGCAATTAGGGCTAACACTTATGCTTCTGGAACGCTTCAATCTTGGCAACTTGCTGATGCTACTGAAGTTACTAGGGTTCGGGCTGGTGGGCAGATTGGTATCGGTTCGGTCATTACTGGAACTAGCTTTGCTGTAAATACAGATACTGTTGGCGGTGCATCTTCAGTTGGTGCAGTTATTAGGGGTGCTTCTGGACAGACAGCCAACTTATTGGAAATTCAGTCTAATGCTGCAAGCGTTTTATTTAGCGTAACAAGTTCTGGAAATGTTAGGGCTACAAATGGTTTGCTAACTAACGGAATTCAAGGGCAAGATACTCTTACAGCAATTACTGTTTCAAATGGTAGGGGCATCACAGTAGGCACAGGTTCAGCAATCCAAGGTGGTGGTGCAGGTGTTATCGGTATTGCTAATGCTGGAACTATTCCAACATCAAACCCTAGTGGTGGCGGTATTCTTTATGTTGATGCTGGGGCTTTAAAGTATCGTGGAAGCTCTGGAACAATAACAACTATTGCGGTTGCATAAGAAAAGGAAATCTAATGGCATTTAATGTATCTAATGAACACAAGGCAGCTTTGCTTCAGGAACGCTTAACAGCTCTGAATCTTGAGGGCTACCAAAATGAACTAAACCTAAAATCTGCTCTAGCCCTTGGCAATCAAGAAGTTGCAGATCAGGCTCAAGCAAACATTTCAATTATTGAATCTGCTATTGCAGTTCATGAACAAGAACTGGCTGATTTAGCGTAAAAGTTGCTTTGATAGAATTGCGGTATGTCTGCAATCTATTTTGAGCCTTTTAGCCCTAAATTTCGGGGCGATATCTTCGGAGATCTATCACCTTACCGCAATGGTAGGCCACACAGGGGGCAGGATTGGCATCCCGCAGAGCTATCACTTATTAAAGCTAGTGGCACAGGAACAGTTTTTGTTAATGAATGGTCTGATGTTTTAGGTTGGTTTTTGGTTTATTCTGCAATCCTTACAGATATAGCAGGCGTGAAGCATAATGTTTTTATTTTGGATGCTCATATGGCTAAACAGTCTGATTTGAAGAAGGGGGATAAGGTTGTTGGCGGTGAAACTGTTATAGGTAAAACTGGTGGCGGAAAATATAAGTCTGGTTCTGCATCAACTGGAAGCCATCTCCATCAAAGTATAGGTAAAGCTAATAAGGCTTGGAGCAATCCAAACATTCATTTAGCCCCATATAAAGATTTACTTGATCCACTTGATTTTGTTTTAGAGAAAAAAGGAAAATAATGAAAACTGTTTTAATTTCTAGGTTGAAGGCTGTTTGGGAAGTTGTTTCAGAGCTTCTTTGGCGTGGCTTCGGAATTTTCCTATTTATTTTGGGCGGTTCTGCGGGTGTAGGTGCTGCTCTAACTGGATCTTGGTTTGATGGCGTAATTATCGCCTGGGGAACTTTGATGCTAGGTGTTTTAGCGGCTTTAGGTTACGCAATCGCAACTACAGGTAAAGCTACTAGGGCAGATGTCGCTAAAGGTGCTTCAGATGCCATCCAGAAGGCTAAAGAAAAGACAGAAGATAAGAAGTAGGTTCTAGCCCGCTTCTAAGGGTAAATGGCTAGAAAAGGCATTTACAGCCTTTTTTGGCTATAGCTCTGTTTCTTTACGGATTCTTTTACGCTGTTCTGCGGTTGATCCGCCCCAAATCCCGAAGTCTTCAAACATTCCGACTTTCAGGCATTTAGCCATGACTGGACATCTGAAACAGATTTCTCTAGCGGTCTGTTCTGCTAGTTTTGCCATCTGAATATCTTGCCCTTTAGTTTTAGCTCTAAAGTCTTCGGGAAAGAATATTTCGGGAACTTGCTCACATTCAACCCCGCCATTATTTAGGATTGCTTCCGCTAAGTCTAGGGTTAGTCTTTCTTGAGTTACTTTGTCAGTGGTCATGTCTATAGTTTAGTTATGACTAATTCCAAACTAGAACAAATCCTAGAAAATGCTTTATCACTAGGTAACTTTGAGAACAACAGCCCTGAATGGCACGACCTAAGAAATGAAGTAGGCGTAATTTCAGGGTCAGAGATCGGGGCTATTCTCGGTCTTTCCCCTTTTACTTCAGCTATAACCCTTTGGGCAGAGAAGACTGGCAAGCTTCCTAGACAGACTGTAGGAAATACTGCAATGCGGTTAGGGCAACTTGTAGAACCAGCGATTAGAGAACTCTATAAAGAATCTCATCCCGATCATGAAGTTTATGAAGTGGGAACTTATGCCGCTAAAGAAGATCCTTGGATGCACGCAAACCCAGATGGAATTTGTTTTGATACTGAAGGAAACCCTTACATCCTTGAAATCAAACATACCGCCATGTATTGGGATTCAATTCCTGAACATTACAAAGCTCAAGTTTTTTGGTACATGTATGTATTTGGTTTGAAGAAAACTATTTTTGCTGTAGTCAATGCGGGCAGATATAAAGAATATGAACTTCTTTGGGATGACTTTGAATGGGATTCGATGCTTCAACAAGTTCAAAAATTCCGTAATCATGTTTTAGAAAATATTCAACCTGATTGGGATGGATCAGAATCAACTTATGAAACAACTAAAGCTTTATCTCCAGATTTAGAAGCAAGGTCTGAAGAATTAGGGCAACTAGGTTTAGAACTGTTCAATGCACAAGACAAATTTGATGAAGCTGAAAATCATCTGCGAGAAATCAAATCTAGAACTGTAGCTGCTTTGAATGGTGCTAAAAATGGAACGATAGATGGGGTTACTGTTTGCACTCTAAGTCAGCGTGCAGGGGGAACTCCGTTTCTAACAATCAAGAAAGCAGGAAAAAAATAATGCCAAAACTAAAAGACATTACAGGGCTAAAAGTTGGCGATAAGGTAGCAATCGTTATCAATCGCAACGGATCAAAGAACACAAGCATTTCTGGTATTTGCACAGGTATCAGTAATTGGACAGAAGATAAAGTTGCTTTACAGATTGCTGATCTTCCCCAATGGATTTACTTGGAAGATAATTACGCTGTAACTTGGAGTGATAACTAATGGCAAGCTTCAACCCGGCAGATTATGAAACTGTTGCTGAAAGAATTTCCCGCTTCTACAAAGACCACCCGGATGGAAGAATCGTAACCAAAAATATTACTCAAGCTCACGATAGAGCTATCTCAACTTGGGTTGTTCAATCTTGGGTTTATCTTTCTTCCGAAGATCAGGCAAGGGGATTGCCGAAGGCTACAGGTCTTGCCTTTGAAATTGATGGTGCAGGAATGGCTAATAAAACTTCTGCTCTAGAGAATGCGGAAACAAGCTCAATCGGAAGAAGCCTGGCTAACGCTGGATATTCTGGCGATAAAAGAGTTACTAGAGAAGAAATGAATAAAGTCAATCGGGGCGTAACTCCAGCTAAAAACTATCTGGCTGCTCTAGAGAACATCAACGATATTGAAGGCTTGAGATCTCTCTACAACGAAGCGAAACAAAATAAAGTTCCGTCTAGTATTCTGGAAGCAATCAAGGAAAAGGCAGATGGAATATCTAACCGCTGAACAAGCAATAGTAATCAGCAATATCGCTGAACTCTGCGAGCTTCTAGAAATTTTAGATCGGGAAGATCAGATAATCCTTAAGGCTAAACTGATAACTCGAATAAATGAGCAAGGTCTAAGGCTTAGAAGTATGTTAGAGAACCCCTAGAAATAGGGGTTTTTTACTGTTATAAAACCTTTATAAAACTTTCGCCTTTTTATGCCTATGGCGGTGCTTTTTTGGTACATTGGGCAGGTCAGGGAAAAGCCCTGAATATCGGACAAACTGAAGGAACAAAAATGATTGAAGTAAAAATCAATAAAAATATAGCTCGCTGGTATGGGCATGAAACAGATATAGATTGGATGCCACAAACCGCAGGGCTTCACACAGTTACTTACGAAAAGTTTTTAGTTTGGTTAGGCAACATGGAAGAAGACTTAGATCGTGAAACAGGTCAAGGCTACAACGCTGAAGATAGACAGTATTGGTTGATTGCTTCACTTCGCAGACAAATCGCAAACATGAAGAAGCTAGATGCAGAATACAAAGCAAAGGCTGGTGCATAATGTCTAAGCAAAGATGCGAAGCTTTAGCGAAAAAACTAGGTGCAGTTATTACTGAACCAGATTTTCTAAGACTAGAAGCCCCATTAGGTAAAACCTTTGATGGTGAAGTTCATGAACAGATCTATTACTATTCTGAAGGCGATAAGGCGGGGGCATGGAAAGATATGCTTCTTGATTTACGATACATGGATAAAATGGGTAACTTCCCGATTTGCCAGAAAAAGTTTGATTATGAGCTTTGCGAATGGTGCGATCAAGTAGAAGAAAAAGTAGGTGCATGATGATTAGTCAAAATAAACAAACTGAAGCAGAGCTAAAAGAAACCTTGCGTATCTGGGCAAACATTGAATTAGATCGCCTTGCAGATTTATATAAGCAAGCTTGCAAGAAGTTTGAAGAATCAATCGGCACAGCGATAGAGAAGAAGACCCGCAGAGATGCTATGAAAGTTTTCAAACAAATGGAAGCTACTAAGCACGCCTATGCTTCAATCGGTATTACTGGATCTATCGGGGTTCATTACATTCATGCGGTAAAGGCTGGCGAATAATGTCTAAAGAAACCATAGAGCAGTTGCAATCTGCGATAGAAGAAATAATTCTTGAACTTATTGATGCTAAGGCTAGAAACTTACATGAACTTGTAGATGCTTTGAATCACGATCTTAGAAAGTATCGCAGAGCAATCAAGAAACTTCAGGCGGATAAGTAATGCCTAAAGTTTTAGAGAAACCTGATACTAGCTATATTTTTTGTAGGCAATGCGGAATAATAATTTCTTATGAAGTTTGGTATAAACGGAAAATAAGAAATAGAGATAACTGGGATCATTGCAAAGACTGTAACGCTACCCCTAAGAAAGTAGAAGTTTTTGTTCATCCAACTTTAGGCAGAATAGCTTGTGTGCCTTATCTTGGTGAAGTCAATGAGCTTTGGCAGCCTATAAACGCTGTAGGCGATCTTTATCTTCCGGGCAAAAGAATCTGCGGGCATAAAGACTGTGTAAATTCAGCTCACATCTTGAAGCCTGAACCTAAAGTTTTATCTGATCTAGAAATACTTTTAAGCCTTATAGAGATACAGGACTTCAATAAGAAGGCTAGAGCATGAGTAAGCTAAGAGTTGGAAGTCTTTTCTCTGGTTATGGCGGCTTAGATTTAGCGGTTTTGGAATTTCTTGATGCTGAAATGGCATGGCATTGTGAATGGGAAGATGCTCCATCTAAAATTCTTGAAAAACACTTTCCAGGTGTTCCTAATTATCGAGATGTAACTAAAGTTGATTTTTCAAGTATTGAGCAAGTAGATGTTCTAACTGGCGGCTTCCCTTGCCAAGATTTATCTTTAGCGGGGAAAAGGGCTGGACTTCAAGAAGGAACAAGATCAGGGCTTTGGCTAGAGTTTGCTAAAGCTATAGAAATTATTAGACCAAGATTGGTAGTTATAGAAAATGTGCGTGGATTACTTACAGCAAAAGCCGATAACGGAATGGAATACTCAACTGAAATATTGGATGAACTTGGAGCAAGACCTGTTTTTACAGCAATCCAGGCCGTTCTTGGATCGCTGGATGATCTCGGGTATGATGCGAAATGGACAGGTATTCGGGCTTCCGATACAGGAGCAGCTCACAACAGATTCAGAATGTTTATTATTGCGTTCCCCAAAGGCTAGTGAAGGTTCTGGCGGGGCTTTAGGTGAAGCGGAAGCGTTGAAGCGTGGCAATACTGTCGCAGTTAGAGATCAAGTAATGGATCTTGTTGCAAGTCAAGGTTTCCCTGTTACTAGGCAAGAAAGAAATCTTCTTCCTACTCCTTCAGTTGCTCACATTCGTAATCATGATGAACCTATCGAAGATTATTTAGATAGAAGATCTAAAGCTGATTCTGGAGAATATCGGGGAATGCCCGGTGTAAGTTTGGGCGTTGCTGTAAGGATGTCTTGGGGTAAGTTTGAACCCGCAATTAGAAGATGGGAAGAAATCTTAGGTAGAAAAGCCCCTGAACCTACAAAACCAGATGGAAAAGAAGGAACTCACAGATTAGCCGCTGAATTTGTTGAATGGATGATGGGATTGCCTGAAGGTTGGGTTACTGATCCAGAACTTGGTTTGAAGCGTAACGATCAACTCAAGGCTTTAGGTAATGGAGTTGTTCCGCAACAAGCAAAATTAGCATTAGAGTTGCTGATTGATGATGAAGTTCTAGAAAGACTAGGAAAAAAATAAATGACTAAGATAAATGATTCTTGGTATACAAGCACCGCTGATGATTGGGGAACTCCGCAGAAGCTATTTGATGAACTGAATGAAGAATTTGGTTTTACTGTTGATGTTTGTGCAAATGAACATAATTTTAAGGTTGAAAACTATTTTGATAAAGAAAAGAATGGTTTAACTCAAGTTTGGGATGGTGTTGTTTGGTGTAATCCCCCTTATGGTAGAGATATCAAACTTTGGATGGCTAAAGCTCTAGAAGCATGGTCTGGCGGGGGGGGGGCTACTGTGGTTTGTCTAGTTCCTGCAAGAACAGATACAGCTTGGTGGCATGATTACGCTGCTAAGGCTTCGGAGATCCGATTTATTCGGGGAAGGTTGAAGTTTGTGAAACCTGGTTCTAATGGGGATGCCGCCCCTTTTCCTTCGGCAATAGTTATTTTTAGAAAACAATAAAAAACAGAAAATGGACAAATTGAATAAAAGATTCAAATATGAAGATTATGAAGTTGTTTGGAAGCATAGTCAAGCTACAGGAAACGATTTACTTTTGCTTCTTGCTTTAGTCAAATATAGGCAACCTGCGGGCATGTATGCCACTAAGGAAACGCTTGCAAACCTTATGCGTTGCAATGTTGATACTGTTGATCGCTGCTTGAAAAGGCTTAGAGAGCTTCGGGAACTAACTTGGGATAAGGGTTCTGATATGTCTAGAAGGGCTAACCGCTACTATATTTTGCTTCCAGGTTTAGATCTTGACCCGAATAATACCCCCCTAATCTCACCCCGAAACTCACCCCGAAACTCAAGTGAAATACCCCCTGAATTTCAAGAAGAATACCCCCGCAATATCACCCCCCTAAACAGTAATGAAACAGAAATAAAAGTTAAGCCAGAAATAACTGTTTTTGATGCTAGTAAGTTTGGTGTTTTACATTTGCGATCTTGTGATGTTTCTTCTCTCCCGCCTTTGCTTGTGCTTGAGCTTCTTCAGGCTTTTGCTTCTAGTTATGAATGTAGTTCTGCTTACACCGAGAAGGTCAGGCTTGAACGCTGGTGGGCTTATCTAACAAAGTTTTCTGCTTCGCAGACTAAAGGGGAGAACTGATTATGCAGGTTGTAGATTTTGAAGAACTTGTTATTGGTTGCCTTCTAGTCAATCAGGGTTTGGGCATGGAGCAAATGTCTTTAGTTGCAGATGATTTTGATTCTCCTTGGTTCAGGGATGCTTATGCGGTGATGTCTGATCAGTTTGAGAAGAAACGCTTCTTTGATGTTTTTACTATTTGTTCCGAAATCGCTAATGAATCTTCTAGGCAGCGGATTTATGATTCTGTTCAGTTTGCTTTTACTCCGCAGAATGTGCATAGTTACGCTTCTAAGGTTTTAGAAAAGAGTGTTGAACGCCAACTTGGTTTGCTTGCTTTGGAGATGCAGAAGGGCGGGAATGTTCAGGAAAAGATTGATGCTGTCCGCTTGAAGTTGGATCAGTTGAAGGTTGTTCAATCTTTAGAGCTTCCAGATTTGCGGTGGGATTTGCAGATGATGCTAAACGATATTTTGAATCCTAGAAGAACTTTGACTACTTGTTTTGCTGGTTTGAATCGCATGATTGTTGGGCTAAAGCAATCGGGGCTTTATGTTATCGGTGCTAGACCAGGCGTGGGTAAAACTGTGGTTGGTATGCAACTTGCTTGGGAACTTTCAAGATCGGAAGATGTGGTTTTCTTTTCGCTTGAGATGGATAAGGCTTCTTTGTTGAATCGTGTTGTTTCTGGTGAGCTTGCTATTCCTTTAGAAAGTATTGAAAGGGGAACACTTCTTCCAGAGTGGCAGGGGGCTATTAGGGATTTGATTAGGACTGTAGAGAATAAGCTGATTATTTCTGATCGTGGCGGGCAAACTATTTCACAGATTAGAAGTTATTTGAATGCGGTGATGCAACAGCGACCTGTGAAGGCGGTATTTGTTGATTATCTTCAGCTGATTCAGGCAGCTAACCCTAAAAGCCCTAAGTATGAACAGATATCGCAGATAAGTATGGATCTAAAGAATCTTGCTAAAGAATTTGGGATTCCTGTTATCGCTTTAGCCCAGTTGAATAGGCGTATTGATGGGAAACCTGATGAAAGACCAACTGCGGGAGATCTTAGAGATTCGGGGCAGATTGAACAGGATGCGGATGTAATTATTATGCTTTCAAGAAAGCAGAGTGAAGCGGATATTATTGAAGATAAAAATATTGCTTCGGGGCTTAGTCAGAAGCTTTATGCTTTTGGGCAGAAGTCTTTGATTACTTTAGATGTAGTGAAGAATAGGCATGGGGCTACAGGTTTCTTTGAAGCTAAGTTTGATGGAGAGTTCTCTAGAGTGCGAGAAGTTTCTAATGCTTGAGAAATACTTTATTGAGCAAGTCAGTTATGCGGAAGCAATGCAGATTGTTGTTGAGAAGCATTATCTTCATAGAAAAGCCCCTTGTTCTATAGCTTTCGGGCTTTTTCATGTTGAAGACCCTTTGAACTGTTTAGGTGTCGTTGTTTATGGAACTCCCGCTTCTAGTTCGCTTCGCAAAGGCTTATGCGGTGAAGATCATGTAGAAAATGTTTATGAACTTACACGCCTTTGGGTTGATGATTCAGTTCCAAAGAATGGGGAAAGTTTTCTGATCGGGAATACTTTGCGAAAACTTGATAAAGAGATTATCGTTAGTTTTGCTGATACTGAACAAAACCATTTAGGGATTGTTTATCAAGCTACAAACTGGTTTTATACTGGCTTGAGTGCGAAGCGAACAGATTGGACTGTTGAAGGTATTGAGAAGCATGGGCATACTTGGGCAGATAAATATTCTGCGGTTGAGATGCGGGAACTGTTTGGAGATAGCTTCAGTTTGAAGGAAAGATCAAGGAAGCATAGATATATTTTTATCAATGCTAATAAGGGAAGAAAAAAGTATTTGCTGAAGTTACTTAGATATAAGCTTGAACCTTATCCGAAGGCGGATTTAGTTGCAAGATAATCAGGTTGAATGTCGCAGATGTGGCTTTGTCTGGACTGTAAATGCGGAGAAGCGGGGAAGGAAAGACCTTCTCTGTGCTTCCTGTAGGGTCAAACCTGCGGTAATGATTCAGTATGGGAAGCTTCGCTGTATTCCATTCCAAGGGGCTTTAGATCTTGAGCTAAACCCGGTGGATGATGAAGGGGTTTTAGTTCATCCGGGGGAAAGAATTTGCGGTCATACTGATTGTGTGAATCCTGCACATATTGCCAGCGATATCCTATAGAATAATTAGGCAGTAAAGTTTCATCCAAATAAAATAATCAATCTATGAAAGAAGAAAAAGAATGGCTGTTGTAAAAGTTTCAGGTAAAGTTTCAAAGATTTTCGGTGCAAGTAATCAGGGTTTATCTCTGATTGAATCCTATAAGTCTGCTACAGGTGAAGACTACACCCGCACTTGGTCTGTCTGGTTCGCTGTATCTCACAACCTTGTTGTAGATCAAGAAGTAACTGTTTTTGGTCAGCTATCCGCAAAAATTGAAGACTTTGAAGATAAGACTGGTAAGCCAGGAAGAAAAGTCAAGCTTGATATCAACAATGCACAGGTTGATGCCCCGAAGGTAGCTGAACCTGTTTTATCTGCCCCCTTCTAAATGAAAACTTGGTTACCAGGTTATTTATTAGGATTCCTTCTTCTAATAAATTCTCTAGTAACTATTCAACCCTTATCAGCAATAAATTTGCTGGTAGGGGTTTTCTTTTGGATCATGATTATAGGAATTTATTATGGCAAGAAGTAACTTTAGTTTTACAGTTTTTGGAACTGATCCCGCCCCGCAAGGTTCAAAAAAATATGTTGGAACTAGAAGAACAGAGGCTGGAAATAATATTCCTTTGATTGTTGAATCTTCTCCGAAGCTTCCTGCTTGGCGTAAAGCTGTATCGGAAGCGGTTGTTCAGGCTATGCGAGATTCAGGGGATCTAAATCAGTTTGATCAGGCGGTAAAGGTTGAAGCGATTTTCTATCTAAGCCGCCCTAGAACTGTAAAGCGAGATTACCCTATTACTCCCCCGGATTTGGATAAGCTTGCCCGGGGGCTTCTAGATGGCATGAAACCTTGCTGGAAGGATGATTCTCTAGTTGTAAGGCTTGAGATCTCTAAGAAATACGCTGTAGGACAAACAGGCGTTGCGGTTACTGTTACTCATTACCCCTAAATATGTATAGTTTTTAGGGCTTTTTATACCTATTTCTGTTACCTAAAAGTTACCTAAAATGTTTGCGAAAATACTGCCTAAAACCCCTAAAAACAGATAGATTTGCTCTATCAGGCAAAAAGCCTGAATCGGACAAACAAAGGAAACGAAATGAAAAAGTATGTATCAGCAGCAGAAATAGCAAAGCTTATTCGCAAAGATCTAAAAGCTAACTTCCCTGAAATCAAATTTTCAGTTAGATCAGATAGATGTGTTCGTATCAGTTATGAATCAAATGTTATTCCAGCAAATCAAGTTCGCAATGTAGTTGATAAATACGCTGGCGAAACCTTTGATGGTATGACCGACATGAGATCTTCAAATGGTGCTTTTGCGGTTGAAGAAGGCATAGAGCTTATTTCTTTAGCTAGTTTTATTTTCGTAGATAACAGCGATTACGATTTTGAAAACAGCTTGAGAAACCGCTTTGTAGAAGTAGGTGCATAATGCACATTACAGAACTTTTTATAGAAGCTACTAACGCTTATAAAGACTGGTGGGCTTGCGGTAGAGATTTCAACCTTCATGCCGATAAGTTTGAAGCATGGGATATGGCGATCAATACTTATTCTTTTACCGCAATGATCTCTAGAGCTGAAGCAGTAAATCAGGTTAGAGCTGTTCTAGGGATGAGCAACCAATCATGATCAAACTATTTTTTCAAGTCATATTAGGTTTAGCGGCTTTCTACTTATTTCTATTTATCGGAAGCTTACTGATATCTTTCCTAACCCATCCAATAGTTTTTAGTATTTGGTTTGGGTTTCTCATGCTTGTAGTTATCAAGCTTCTAAGGAGATGGATCAATGAATGAACCTAACGGAACTTTAGTAATGACTACTTGTAAATGCCGAGAGAACACAAAAAATCTTGTTATGACTAGAACCTATTTTACAGAGATGCTTGAAAATAAGATTGCTCAAGGCGTAGAAAAAGAACAGCAAAGAATTATTCAATTGTTAGAAAAAATGGATATAGAAATTCATTACACAACTTGGTTTGATGCACAGGGAAACATTATGAATAGCATAACTTCACCACAAACGCTTGACCGAGAAAAGATATTTGCTCTTATCAAGGGAGAAAACTAAATGAAGGTAATGGCTAAATACAAACTTCCTACAGGTCAATTTGCTATGGCTTCATGGGATGTTGGATCTGACTGGTCTAATGATGTTATTAGGCAGATGGCAGAAGTAACAAAACCTGAATGGCAATTAGTAGCTGTAATCAAATTTCCTGATGGAGTAAATCAAGAATTTATTTATAAAGGAGAAAATAATGAGTGATCTAACTAAGAAGGAGTCTGCATACTTTATTGCTTCAGCTATTGCAGGATTAGCAATACTTCTAGGAATACTTTCTTTTTGGGGTAGCACTCAAGAACCTTGTTGGAGTAAATATCAAACAGAACAAACAGCAATTCAAAATTGCGAAGGAGAAAAAGGAAATGACTAAACAACAAATCTGGGATCTATTAGAGATTTACAGGCTGCTTCAAAATGTTACAAATGTTAGTGATCAGCATGAAGGGTTTGAACTTCTACATACCTTTATCGAAGAAAACTGTTTGAAGGGTGAATCTGATGCCTAAATTTATTATCACTCAAACAGACAGATACGAAGTAGAAGCCGAAACGCTTGAAGAAGTTCAAGAAAATTGGCGTAACGAATTACTTACAGGCATAGAAATTGAATCTGAATATATTGATGGTTCTACTAAATATGAAGAAGTAAAAGAAGGGGAATCTGATGTGTAGTAAAGCTTGTGAAGGTGTTTGTTCATGCCGAGAAAATGCGATCAATATCTTCAGTAAAGATTTCAAGGCTGGAGAACTTCAAGGGCGTAAAGCTGAAGCAGAAAGAACAGCTAATGCCCTAATAGAACTAGAAAGAGCAGAGATCATTACTAATGCTCAACTTCAATCAATCTTAGATTTGATTCTTGAAAAACTTCTTGATGCCAAGGATATTGATTGATGCTAGAACTAATTCTTGTTATTTTGCTTATCCTACTTCTTGGATTTGTATTTTTGATTCTCACAAGTATTTTTATGGCTTATGCAACTCAAGCTAAATATATAGACCCTTTAGATGGAGATGAAAAAGATGATTAGAGTTTTAGAAGTTTTATTTCCGAAGACTATGCGACAGTTTTGGTTTCAAGCTCGTAGAACTGGAAGGGTTGCGGGCATAAATGAAGCTATAGCCCTGATCTATGCGGAACTAGGTGTTCTTTCTGCTAGTAAATCTAAGTCAGATGTAAAAACTCAAGAAAGAATTTCTGAACTTGTTTTTATTCTCGCTAGTTTGAAGAAGAAGGCTAATGATTACTAAAGACCTTCAAGCTGCCTTAGATTTGCTTAGAGATGAAAACTTAGTTTGGTCTAGCGACATGGAAGATATAAAACTAGATATAGCTAACCTTTTGCTTGTTTGTGCTGCTCAAGGAGATATGTTGCAGACTTTAGCGGACAGTTTGGCAAAGAAAATCGTTTATCCTAGAACTAGCTCATACAATCCCGATCTAGAGAGAAGATAATGCTAGAAGATTTACAAATCCCAGTAAGAATAACAAGTTGTAGGGTTAGAACTTTGAGAGATGAACTTTCCGATAAAGATTCTGCAATCCTAGAAGCAGCGGTTATGAATCCTGAATGGGCTTGTAAAACTCTAAGCAACGAATTGTTGAAGCGTGATATCAAGATTAGCGATACAGCTATCAAACATCATAGAGAGAAGCGTTGCTCATGTTGGAAGATCTAAGCGTTCCCGCCCCTAAAATAAGTATTCCTGAAGGCTGGAATCCTTCAGTAGTTTTTGATGGTGAAGGGGGAACAGCGACACTTCCACCAGTTGAAGGGGATAACCCCGCAGATATTGAAGGCTTCCTTAGAGAAGCTGGAATCAACCCGGAAGAAATAGAAATTATCGGGCAACCCCGAATTTCTAGATGGCAGGTGGCTAGACCTTTTCCGTTAGAACCCGCATGGCAAACTTCAGTTCGTATCTCATGGAGAAGAAAAAACTCTGTTATAGATCTTCCCTTGCTTTATTCTTTAGCGAAAAAAACTAAATCTGTAGCCCCAAAACCTATTTCTTCAGGTAAAGCTCTAGTTATTCTTTGGTCAGATTTACAGGTTGGAAAAGTAGATCACAGGGGCGGAGTTGAAGCGTTGATTCATAGAGTAGCTGAAACTCAAGTGAAGCTTCTAGCAAAAGTAAAAGAACAGAAACCAGAAAAAATAATCTTTGCTGATGTCGGAGATACGATAGAAGGCTTCTCTAGCAAGATGGATATGGCACAGCTTCAAAGCAACGATCTAAGCCTTATGGAACAAGTCGATCTTGCCACTTCTTTAGCATGGGAAACTTTGAAGATGCTAAGTAAATATGCCCCGATAACTTACTTATCTGTCGGATCTAACCATTGCCAATTCAGAATAAACAAACAGCGTGTAGGCAAGGCTACAGATGATTGGGGAATCCATATCGGCAGAACTCTAGCCCGCTTGAGTAAAGAAGTTGGATTAGATATAAAGTTTTATGAACCAGCCCCGCATGACGAATCCTTAGCTATAGATGTTTTTGAAGATCAGTTTCATATTTTAGGTATGTGGCATGGACATCAATCTGCTAGACCTGATGCAGTTCCAGACTGGTGGAGAAAGCAAGCTTTTGGAAAGCAACCTGTTCAAGCGGCAACTATTGGAGTTAGCGGACACTTTCACCATTTGAGAGTTTTAGAGCTTGGTTCAACTAATCGGGGAACTTCAAGATTCTGGGTTCAAGCCGCAACCCTAGATAATGGCAGTAATTGGTGGAGAACAAGTCAAGGAGAAGACAGCCAGCCAGGTTTAGTGTGCTTTGTTCTAGAAAAGAATAAAGACTTCACAGGAACAGTTTGGAAAATCTAATGCCCACTTATCTTTACATCTGCTCTAATTGTGGAGTAACTAAACAAATCGTTGCTGAACTCAATGAAGAAATAAAAGTTCCTTATTGTGGTCTATGCGAATTAGATATGGTTAGAAGATTCGGAATTCAAACCATTCGCTTCAATGGTGGCGGATGGGGCAAGGATGCAAGATGAAAACAAAAATAGCGATAATTGTTTCTTTAGTAACAGTTCTAAACTTAGGAAACGCTTCAACCCTTCAAGCTGAAGTAAAACCTTCTCAAATAGTCAAAGAAGATATTAGAGCAAAGCTGATAGCAAAAACCGAATATCAGAAACTCAAGAAAGTTGTTTCCTACATCAAGTCAAGGGCAAATAAAACAGCTTATGTCTTTTCAGGTTCAACAGTTCAAGGATGGGATTGCTCTGGCTTAGTCCGATACGCTTATCAAAGATTAGGAGTAACTATTCCCCATTCAGCTAATAAACAAGGGCATATAGGTAAGCGGGTAAGCAAACCTAAGCTTGGAGATATCGTTGTATTCGCCTATAAAGGATCAGCAGACTTCTATCATTCAGCGATCTATCTGGGTAAAGGGCAAATAGTAAATGCTAATCGTTACTATAGAACAACAGTTATACAGCCCCTAACAGACTTCAAGAACAGCGAAATAAGATTTATTAGGGTTCTATGATTCGGGAAGTATGCTCATGCGGGGCAGAATTTGAAACGGATGATAGAGAAGCTATAACCCTAGTAAAGTCATGGAGAAAGACCCATAAGCATTCAGAGAAGCCACAGCAGACAGATACAGGGCATGGATCTATCCTAAGCAGTAACGAAGTAGCTCTAGGATTTCAAGCCATCTACAATCCCTTAGATGATGATCTTGAGTAGATTCCCTAAGCCTTGCCTAACCTGTAATCAACTAACAACAGGGGGTTCATACTGTTCAACTCATGAACGAAAGAAGGGGGCGTATTACAACAACGAATATAAAAAGAAAAGAGAAGCTATAAGGGGGGCAGCTACTCATTGCCACCTATGCGGGTTAACCTTCACAGACCGCAAACAAATCTCTGCCGATCACTTGATTCCAGGCGATTCTAACTCCCCGCTACTTCCTGCCCATATCTCCTGTAACTCTCGAAGGGGAAACAAGCCTTTATAGGCGATCTCTAGCCAAATCTAAAACCCTTATAAACAAAGGGAAGATCTATAACAG